GAGAAGCGTGAAACAAAGACTGCTCTTATTTCATCAACAGTAGAGCGTGCAGCTGAAGAAATGCGCGATCTATCAGAGGTTGAACTTGCCAATGTAGAGGCACTAAACCTTGAAGTAAAAAAGTTAGATGAAAGAATTGAGCAGATGTCTGATATTGAAATACGCAACCAAAAGGCAGCTGAATTAGCAGCCAAGGTTGATGCTAATGTAGAGGTAAAGAAAGAGTCACGCGCCGGCGGTTTTAGTGTTGTAAGTGAAGAACTAACTTACTCAACACGCTCTGGTAATGACTTTATGACAGATGCACTTAAATCACATTTCAAAACAGATGGTGATGCACTAGAGCGTATTCAACGCCATCAAAGAGAAATGGCAGTTGAGAAGCGTGCAGTTTCAACATCAAGCTTTGCAGGATTAGTAGTCCCTCAATACCTTGTTGATCTATACGCACCATTAGCACGCGCTGGCCGCCCTTTTGCGGATGCAGCTCGCAAACACACATTACCTGCACAGGGCATGTCAGTAGTATTGTCAAAAATTTCTACTGGAAATACAACAGCGTATCAAACATCTCAAAATACAGCTGCAGTATCACAAGACATGGCAGATACAACATTGACAGTTGATGTAAATACAATTGCTGGTCAAGCATCTGTATCAAAGCAAGCCTTGTTACGCGGTTACAACATTGAGTCAATTGTTTTAGGCGATCTAATCCGCGCTTACAATACAAAGCTTGATGATGCAATTCTTAACGGCACCGGATCAAATGGACAGCCTCTTGGACTAAAGACAATGACAAGCGGTATCTTAGTAACTTACACAGCTACTACAGGTACAGTTGCAGGTCTATATCCAAAACTTGCAGATGCAATCCAACAAATCCAAAGTAATGTGTATGTAAATCCAAACGCGATTTTAATGCACCCACGCCGTCTAGGTTTCTTACTATCTGGCCTTGATGGATCAAATCGCCCATTAGTAGTACCAAACGCCTATAACCCAATCAATGCAATGGGTACTGGCAATGGCACACCTTCATACGGCGCAACCGGCTACTCAATACTTGGCTTGCCAATTATTGTTGATGCTAACATTGCAACAAACATTGGTGCATCTACAAACCAAGACACAGTCTTTGTTGTAGATCTAAATGAGTGTCACTTGTTTGAGGAAACAAATGCTCCTACTTATGTGACATTTGAAGAGCCAAACGGCAAGGTAGCAATTAACATTGTGCTATTCGGTATGTCAGCATTTACAGCTGAGCGTTATCCAAAAGCAATTGCACAAATTAACGGCACCGGCTTGGCAACACCAAGCTTCTAAGTAATAAGTTTCTAAGCCCTCTACCCTTCCAGAGGGCTTAGATCCTGACTATGGTCGGTATTTAAGAATTGGAGTTTGCTTAATGTCCCAGAGCAATACAGATTTTGGATACCGGCCATGGCTATAACAAATGGATATGCAACACTGGCTGAGATTAAGGCTTACTTGTCTATCTCAGATACAACAGATGACACCTTATTAGAAAAATTAGTAGAGTCATCTTCACGCTCAATTGATAAGATTGCTAATCGCAGATTTTATGCAGACAGTACAGCTACAGTACGCCTTTACAGAGCCTACTCAGATATTTTTGTTTATACAGATGACATTAGCAGTACCACAGGCCTTATTGTAAAAGTAGATGAGGGCGGCAATGGCACTTACACAAAAACACTAACTTTGAACACAGATTTTATTATGGATCCGCTTACAGCCTCAGCTTTGGGCAGACCCTTTACACAATTGACTATGGTTTCCAATACTGAGTCTTGGCCTATATTTCCCGGCTTAACACAAAACGGCTTACGCCCCGGCGTACAAGTCACAGCTAAATTCGGCTGGCCATCTGTACCAAGTGATGTGAATGTAGCTTGTCTAATACTTACAGCTGATCTATACAAGCGCAAAGATGCACCGGGCGGTGTCTTAGGTCTTGGTGATCTAGGAGTTATCCGCATGTCCCCAGTAGGCAGAGATGTATCACAAATGATTAGGGCTTACCAAAAGATTGCTATTGCCTAATGGTGCCAAGTACAGTAAGGACAAATCTTAAAACAGCTCTTACAGCTATCACCGGTTTGCGTGTAATGGATTATGTCCCTGATTCTACAAATGTGCCTACCAATAATGCTTTTGCAGTTATTGGTCAATTGTCAATGAATTATGACTACACACTTAACAGAGGCTTTGACTCTGCAACCTGCAATATAATTGTCATGGTTGGTCGCATGAGTGAAAAAGATGGGCAATCAAGATTGGATGGGCTACTCAGCTCATCTGGTTCAACCTCAATTAAAGCCGCTATTGAGGCTGATAAAACACTAAGCGGTGCAGTGCAAACTTTAAGAGTTGTGTCTGCATCACCCGGCACAATAACATCCGCTAGTATTGATTACCTAAGTTATCAGTATTCAGTGGAATTGATAGGTTAGCGAAAGGAAAAATATGGCCATATTTATGGGTAACAAAGTAGCAGTCATTGTAGGTACCTCAACCATATCTTCATTTGTCAGCACTGTAAGTCTTAACCGCGAAGTAGAGGCTGTGACTATCACAGCCATGAACGATACTGTACAGAATATGATCGGGGGCATTGAGGTTAGCTCAATTTCCATGGAAATATTCAACGATTTTGCGGCAGCCTCAGTGAACTCTCTTTTTGAAGATGCAATTGGGTCAAAACTGGCAATCAAATTGATTCCAGTAACCGGCACAGTTACCGCTACAAATCCAAGTTATTCTATGTCATGCTTGATCACCCAATGGACACCCATTTCAGGATCAACAGACAGTGCAGCCTTGGCTAGCGTGACTTTTCCAGTCACAGCTTTAACAAAAGCAACAAGCTAAAAAGAAAAGGTGGGACATGCACAAGATTGAAATAACAAAGAAAGACGGCAAGAAGATTACTTATGATCTTACGCCATCTGTCAAAGTGGCCTTTGAGGCTGAGTTTAAGACAGGATGGCGTAAGAGATTAGGTGAGCTACAAATGGAGTCTGATTTGTGGTGGCTTGCTTGGCGTCTGGAAAAAGATCTAGGCAAGACTGAACTAGCTTTTGGTGATGATTACATCAATCAATTTATAGATGTTGATTTGTTGTATGAAGCAAAAAATGGCTAGACCGACATGGTCAAATATGGGAGATTGCCTCTGTGTCGGTAAGAACTGGTATTAGCCCTAAAGATTTATTAGAGGTTGATCCGGCTATTTATATGGCAATCAAAGCAATATTGATAGAGCAAGATGCAAAAACAAAAGGGACAGTCAGGCGGAGATAGTGGCAAAGCTTAAGTCCGATAGATCTCTTAAGGCTGTTTATGTAGCAGGGTTAGATGAACTCATGGAAAAAATAGAGGATATAAACCCTGATACAAAAAAACTTTTCAAGAAAGAATTACGCAAACAAATAAAGCCTGTAGAAAAACTAGCTAAAAGTTTTATACCGGCAGAGGTTTTTCCCGGTTGGAGAGATACCAAGCCTTACTATCCACCTACATGGGGATGGGCATTTGATACAACCCATAGAGGCCGCACCTATGGCAAAACAAACCAATCAAGATGGCAATGGTCGCAACAAGAGGCTATAGCCGGTGTAAAAATATCAAGCGCACAAGTTAAAGTAGCAAGGCGTGGCTTAAATATAGAAACCACGGCTTTGGCCTTAGTTAATGCCTCGGTGCCGGGAATAATCTTTGAACTTACAGGTGGTGGTACTGCTAGGAGTAGAGGCAAGACAAGGCGTGTAAGTCGCAACCCTAACGCTAGTGAAGGTTTTATCCGTAAAGTATCACAAGCTTATGGCGCAATTGGTGGGGATGGCAAAGGTAAGAGAGTTATCTATAGAGCTACTGCCGAAAAGGGTGAGCAAGCTCTAAACGGCATCCGGACAGTTATTGAAAAATATCTTGCTCAAACATTTAGGGGTAACTAATGGCATTGAGTCAAAGTGTTGTAATTAACTTTCTTACCAAGTTTGATAAGAAGGGTTTGCAAAGGGCTACTAAAGAGCTCAAAGGGTTTGATAAATTTATAGCTTCAAGTAAGTTTGTTACAAAAGCTGCTCTAGTTACAGCTGGTCTTGCCTCTGCCTATGCTTTGGACAGACTTGCAAAATCATCTGTGAGAGCTGCACTTGAGCAGGAAAGACTAGACAAATCCATAGAGCAATCTCTTAGCTCTATCAATGAACTTGGATCTTTAGGCAGTGTTAAAACTTTA